AATGAATATACAGCAATAGAATCACGAGTTGTCACACCGCCATAACCAGTGTGATGTTGCCACACTTGTGCGCGTGTAAAGTAATTTCTTGTTCTAGCAGCAAAACGGTCTTGACCATTTAATTTAAGTTGGTAAGTGTCTTCGCTTAGTCCAAGTGGTGCGACATCATATTTGGTGCCTTCACACCATACTAATTCTTTAACTGGGTGATTGAATGTTAAAGTTGTATCAGTAGCTGATAAACTATTATGTTGTAATTGTTCAATAAGATATTCATGTGATACTTGGGCGAATCTACGGCGTTCATCAGTATCAAGGTAGATATAATCTGCCCATAATTGGACTTCAGGAGTACCTGTCATTCCATTAAACCCTAATTTCATTACAACTTTAACTTCATGATATTGAAGAGCAATTAAAGGTAAAGCAAGACCTGGATTACGATTAAACCAGAATTGTAAAGGAACGAATACTTCTTGTGTTAAAGAACCTGCATTACTATCTTGAACACCACCCATAAGACTCATTTTTTGGAAAAGTGTTCCACCAGCATTATTAGCGTCAATTTTTGCACCTGATGGATTTGATTCAGTAAGTTCAGCCCAAATTTCTAACCATTGAGCATAATGTTTATCAATTTGTTGACCTCCGATTTCTACAGATACTTCTTGAAGCATTTCAGCACCTGCATTTCCACTAATATCGTCGGCATTCGCGGATACTTGAGCATACATTCTATGAACTAAATCACCAGTTCTAGAGATAGTGAATGTAGCTTCATTACTACCTCCTGATGATCCTGGAAGTTTAGCAGTACCAGTTGCAGATTGTTTAATAGATTCCATAGCGAAGTTAGTGTGTCTGCGGTAGACGACTTTGAAGAAAGTAATTTGTGGATTTCCAGTAAGATAGATATCCTGAGCTCCGTAAGCAACTAATTGCATTAATCCTCCTCCCATATTTTTTTATAATATATAATAAGAAAAAAATTTATTTATAATTAATCCTAAATTTGATTCTAAAATTTATTTTTAACTAATTCTAAAATTTATTTTTAACTAATTCTAAAACTAATTCTAAAACTAATTCTAAAATTAATTTGAATATGCTAATCCTCCCATTCCTGACATAATTCTAAGAACATTATAATTTATTGCATAAACAGTACAATCAGCACAAGGGTCATTATTACCATCACTTGTATATGATTTTAATTCTGCATTATCTATTCTTGAAAAATTACAAGTTCCAGAAGGTTGATGTAATTCTGGTTCTAATGCAAATGAATAAACAGCAATTTTATCTATATTGTCACCTATTCCACCATATCCTGTATGATGTTGCCATATTTGTGTTCTAGTAAAATATTTTAAAGGTCTTTTTTCAAATCTATCTTGTCCATTTAAAACAATATTCCAAAAACTTCCTTTAGGGTCAGAAAATTTTGTTGGATTATTTTCAGTAGAATCACCTACCCATATTATCTCTTTAACAGGATGATTAAAATTTAATGTTTGATTACTATGAGATATTTTATTAACTTGTAATTGTTCTATTAGATATTCATGTGATATATCTGTAAATCTTCTTCTTTCATCTGTATCTAAAAATATATAATCTACCCAAAGTTCTATATTTTGATATCCTCCACTATCAATTATCTCACAATTTTCTATTTTTTCTAATTTGAGTATAATTTTAACTTCATGATATTGTAAAGCAATTAACGGTAATGCTAGACCTGGATTGCGATTAAACCAAAATTGTAGTGGAACAAATATTGTTTCATTACTGTTATTATTTGGTTGATAACCACCCATATTTGACATTTTTTGAAAAAGAGTTCCAGGTGAATTACTATCTGCAATATGTCCAGATGGATTATATTCAGTTAATTCAGCGAATATTTCTAACCATTCGCCAAAATGTCTATCTATTAATTGACCACCTATTTCAATTGATACTTCTTTTATCATAGAAGCACCTGGATTATTAACAGTTGCAGTTTCTCCAGTTCTATTCCTATCAACTTTAATATACATTTTATGAATTAAATCACCACTTCTAGAAATAATAAATTGTGCTAAATTCTCAGTATCACTAATATATGCATCTCCAATTGCTCCTTGTTTAATAGATTCCATTGTGAAATTAGTATGTCGTCTATGAACACTTTTAAAATAAGTAATTTGTGGATTACCTGTTAAATATAAATCTTGGGCGCCAAAAGCAACAAGTTGTAGTACACCACCACCCATTATTATAATAATAAAACAAATTTATTATATTTTCAATAGTTATTTTTATATAAAGATTAATTATAAAATAGGTATTTATGAATGAATAAAAAGAAAAGTAAAAGAAGATGTAATTATGAAAGAACAACAAATACATTAGATATTTGTCATGAAAACCAACTAAATGAATTTAAAAATACTTATGATAATTTAGAAAGTTTAGAAAAACAATTATCTTCTATTAAAAAAAAACTTAATAACAAAAATAATAAAACACCTGATGTATTATTTGATTTAAAGCAAAAAGAAAAATCACTAAAGAAAGATATTAGTAATATAAAAAATAAAAATGAAGAAATAGATTATTTAGTAGATACATCTAATATATTATATAATTATTATGATTCAATTGAAAATACTAAAGAAAGTGATACAAAAAATGTAAAAACAATATTAGACTTTTTTAATCCAATAAAAAATGAGAGTTCGCCAAGAGAAGATATAAATGTAGATAGTAATAGATCAAAGTTACTAGACCAATATCTAGAATGCACAGATAAGAATTATATTAATAGTAATTTAATTTGTGAAGAAGATAAATGTATTTATTGTAATTCTAAAAATATTAATGAATTATTACATGATGGAATAATATTTTGCACAGAATGTAATAGTGTAGAATATATATTATCAGATAATGAAAAACCATCTTATAAAGAACCACCAAAGGAAATATCTTATTTCAGTTATAATAGAATAAATCATTTTAATGAATGGATAGCACAAAGTCAAGGAAAAGAAACAACAGAAATACCAGAAGAAATATTTGATAAAATTTATATGGAATTAAAGAAAAATAAAGTTACTAATATGGCAACTTTAGATTATAATAAAATAAGAAATATTCTTAAAAAAAATAAGATTAATAAATATTATGAACATATTCCATATATATTAAATAGAATTACAGGTAAATCAAGTCCTCAATTAACTCCTGAGTTAGAAGATAAATTAAGAGAAATGTTTAGACAAATACAAGGTCCATTTCTAAAACATTCTCCAAAGAATAGAAAGAATTTTTTAAGTTATTCATATGTATTACATAAATTCTTAGAGATTTTAGGTGAAGATAAATACATAATGTATTTTCCATTGTTAAAATCAAGAGAGAAATTACATCAACAAGAACAAATATGGGAAAAAATATGCGAGGATTTAAATTGGCAATTTATTAAATCTATATAATCATCTATAAAATCATCTATATAAATTAATTAAATTTTAATTAATTTAAAAAAAATATTGTACAAATATAAATTTTATTTAATTTTTATTAATTTTTATTTTATTAAATTTCATAAATTTAATAATTTAGCTCATGTGAGGGAAACCAACAAGATTGGCACCAACACCAAGACCAGCACCAGTTCTGGCAGATGAACTGACAGATGGGGCAGCAAGGTCAAGAAGGCTGAATGTAGCAGCAGCAACAAGGCCAATGCATACAACATCAACTACTTTAGTATTTTTACCAGGGAGTAAGAATGCTGCAACAGCAACAACAAGACCCTCTACAAAATATTTCATCATTCTGGAAGCAACTTCTTTCATATCAAATTGACCAGTCATTATTTTTTATAATATATATAAAGAAAAAATATTTTTTATAAAAAATATAAAAAATAAAAAAAATAAATTTTAATTAAATCAAAAAATAATAAATTAAATAAAAAAATAAATTTTAATTAAATCAAAAAATAATAAATTAAATAAAAAAATAAATTTTAATTAAATCAAAAAATAATAAATTAAATAAAAAATAAATTTTAATTAAATCTAAAAATAATAAATTAAATGAAAAAATAAATTTTAATTAAATCTAAAATAATTTAAAAACTTATTTAAAAATATTTGTAAATTAAATTAATATATAAAAATGACAGATAGTAAAAATGTTGTTCCAGTTAGTGAAATGGATTATCTAGAAGAAGATGAACAAATTAGAGGACAAAGTTTTGTTTGTCTATCATTTCTTTCACCAGAAAAAGTATTAGATAAGAAGGAAGTATTTACTTTTTCAAAGTTTACAGAGAATTTTTGTAATGAAGTAACAGAATTATTCGAAAATCTTAAACTAAAATATCCAGATGATGAAGATGGATTCCAAACTATTATGGATAGATATAGATTTTTATTTAATAAAAAACATATGCAAGAAGAATACCGATATTTCTTAGATGAAAAAACTGATGAACTTAATAATGAATTTAACCAAGAAGTTGATTTTCAAACAAACGTTAGGGGACTTAAAGTAAGAGGAAGTTATGATACTCTAAGAGAAGCACAAGTTCGTTCGGAAGTTCTAAAAAGAAAGGATAGTAAACATAATATTTACATCGCACAAGTTGGTTGCTGGTGTCCATGGGATCCATCGCCAAATGATATTCAAGATCAGCATTATGGAGAAGACCAATTAAATACACTAATGAAGAAATATAGAGAAAATCAATCTTATAAGGATATGGTATTTGATGAAAGAAAGAATGAGTTAATGGAAAAACAAAAAAATAAAGCAGAATTAGATGCTTTAAAGAATTTGACTCTAGAAGATAATCAACAAAATCTAATTCTAGATAGTAATGATGGATTGACAGAAGAAGAAAAAGCAAATCTAGTAACTAGTTCAGGTTTAGGTGAAGATGAAACTGTTACTGAAAATGTAAATGCTGATACAACAGTAGATAATAAAGTATTTGAATCTGATGATCCATGGATGAAAAAACAACAAGAATAAAATAAAATTAATAATATCTAAATATATTAAAATATATAATGAAATTATTAATTTTATTAACTTTATTTGCTGGTATATTATTTGTAATGCATGGAATTTATGAAGAAAAAATTAATAGTCTAAAGAAAGAAGTAAAAGTAGAATATCGTTTTATACCTCGTTCTTATTATGATGAACAAATATTTTCAAATCAATTTAGTTCAAAATTTAGTAATTTATTTGATGAAGACCAAAGTGAATGGAGTGCAAATCAAAGGTCATTTAAAAAATTTACTGATGAAGAATTAAATAAAGCAAATAAAATAAAAAAACCAAATTCTAATAA